GATCGTGATCGGAGACACTTCCACCCCCGGGCTCGTCAGGTGCCCCGGGGTCTGGAGGGCGTCAGGTCTTCGGCGGCCTGCGCCACAGGACGCGGCCGGCGTCGCCGCCGTCGAACAGGGTGACCTGGTCCGCCGTCACCACCAGGAACGCCGGCGGCGCCAGGAACACCCGCAGCGCGCCGTCCCCGGCCAGCGTCACGTCCGCCATCAGGACCGGGACGCCTGCGCGAACACGCTAGTCACCGTCGCATCCGCCACCGTCTGCACCAGCCGGAACCGGATGAAGTCATGCATCACCGGCACCACCAGCGCCGTCTGCGGCGACGCGGCCAGAGCCGCGTAGGCGTGCGTGGCGTCCTGGGTGACCTCGTCGCCGGAGCCCTCGACGGTCATCACCGTCGCCCCCGTCGTGTTGGTGAACACGTACGCCAGCACGATGTTGGTGAACCCGTCGGCGTTCAGCCACCCGGTCACCAGCGGCGAGGCCGCCACCGTCAGCGGCGTCACGCTCGCCCACAGTTTCGAGCCCGGCGCGGTGGTCGCCATCAGGTCACCCTTTCCCCTTCGCCCGCAGCAGCACCAGGTCCCACGGCTCCTGCAGCTCCCGGCGCGGCTCCCGGGCCGGCTTCACGCACCGCAACACAGCGGCCATCTCACCCACGACGTTCCGCTGGAACCGGATCATCGCCCGCAGCTCGGCGTCGCTGAACCCGGCGAACTCGGGAAACACGGTCAGGGTCACCCGCACCGGCTGCCAGTCTCCCCGGAACCCGTAGTCCGCCCGCCAGTAGAACGGCTGGGAGAAGTAGCCCCACGACCCGGGGAACATGCGCCGCACGTGCGTCGGGTCCTCGTCCGCGTCGTCCGTGGCGCCGTACGGGCACCGGAACTCCGCCGTGCCACCCGGCTCAGTGACCCGCCACAGTTCCTCCATGAACGGCAGCGGGTTCGCCAGGTGCTCGATGACGTGCGAGCCTTCCGAACGGGCCACGCTGTCATCGGGCAGCGGCAGCACCGGCTTGCCGTCGAAGTTGACGACATGATCCACGCCGGGCAGCGGGACACTGTCAATGTTGACCCAGCCGTCGCGGACGTCCCGGCCGCAGCCCAGGTTCAGCCGCAGCCCCTCAGTGCTGCCGCTAGGGTCGCCGAGGCTCAACCTTGGGCCAGTCATCGGGGAACACCGCCTTGTCGCCGTCCCACCTGAACCCCGCCGCATGCAGTGCCGGATAGCCGCCCGGCAGGAGTTCGCCCGGTACACACTGGCCGCCCGGGAGCGAAACCCACGTACACGGCTTCGGAGGATCGTTTGCGTGGGTGATCGCTTCCGCCATGGCTTGTGTTTGCTCTTTCAGCCACGCGATCTCAATCTCACGCGGATCAGCATCAACCGCCGCGGAGAGTCCCGCGAACCGCTTTCGCAGGGCAGCAAGTTCGGCATCACGTGAATCGGAATCGGCCACAACCGCCACGGTAACGGTTATGCCGGGCTGCCCGCCGGCTCAGGCTCACGCACCGCACTGTCAGCCAGCCGGCCGCGCTCAGCGTCCATCATGTCCGCCGCATGCGCCATCTCTTCCTCGCTCATGCCGTCCGGCCGGCCCTCCGGCCAGGCCGCCTTCAGTTCCACCGGCTTCCCGAACAGCACCGACGACGAGCCGCCCCGCAGGATAGCCGACGGGTCCGTCAGCCGCTCCCGGTGATAGTCGCTCTCGCTCAGCCACAGCCGCTTCGCATGCGACGTCGGGACTCCCGTGTGCACGTAGACGGGGATGCCCAGCGCGCCGGCGCGGGCGCAGAACGACAAGTCCTCGCCGATCAGCTGCCCCGTCGTCGGGTTCGGCGCCATGTCATACCAGTGGGCCCAGCCGTCCGGCTTCCCCTCGGCGATCCGCTCGAACACCGACCGGTGGACCAGGACCGCCGCGCTGCCCGTGCCCGCGCACTGGACCACCGTGTCCCGCGGGTAGTCCCACCGGACCAGGAACCCCGCGCGCCCCGACGGCAGCCGCGCCCAGTCGAAGATCGTCGGGACCGCGAGGCAGCGCCACCCGCCCATGCCGTCCGACTCGGTCTCCCGCTGGGAGAAGCACAGCGCGCCGACGATAGGCCGCTCGGCCGGGTCGGCGGCCATCAGGAGCTGCTCGCACAGGTCGGCGGGGAACCCCATGTCGGTGTCCAGCCACAGCAGCCAGTCTGCGGCGTGGCCGCCCAGGAACTCCCTGACGGTCCCGTTGCGGGCCTCCACCAGGCCCGTCGCGCCGCACCGCATCGCGATGTACCCGCCGCGGATGATCCGGCCCTCCCGCGCCATGTCGTAGCCGATCATCTCGACCATGGAATGGTGCCAGGAGTAGGCGACGTCGTTGGAGTGGACGTAGGCCACCGTCACCGCGTCGCCGGGCGGCGCGCTCTCGCCGCGGGGCTCTCCGCCCTCTGCGGTCACGCGCGGGCCGCCTGGGAACGGGACCGCACCCGCGCCGTCACCGCCGCGCCGGAACCGTCGCCCGGCAGGGGCTCCTCATCAGGCGGAACGAGCATGCAGGCGGGCGTCTCACCCGACCACGACTGATCCCGGCCGACCGCGAACCGGCAGTCCCCGGTGAACAGGTCAGGGCGGGCCAGCACCAGCGGGTCATCGGCGAACCAGCAGGAACCCTGCCGCACCGTCACCGGGTACCCGAGGTCGCCAGGGGTGGCGTCGCCTTTGGCGAAGACGTGCGGCAGGTTCACTCATACCCCAGTTCCGCGAGGGCGTCCTGCGCCTTCTTGACCTCCTCGTCGTGACCCTTGCCCTGCTCAGCTGCCTGGCCGGCGGTGTCCTTCGCGGTGGCCTGGTTCATCTGCGCCGTCTGCAGGTCCGCCAGCGCCTTGTGCACGGCCGCGTCGCCGGACTCCGACGCCCGCGCCCGCGGGGACGCGGAGCGCTTCTCGCCGGGGGCGGCGGACGCGGACTCCACCGGCCGGGACTGCGCGGGCTGCGCGGGGCTCTTCTGGTCAGTCATCAGGTTTCCCTTCCCTGGGTGCCGGGGCGCGCGGTTGCCATGCGCGCCCCGGCGTTCCCGTCAGGCGTTGACAAGCAGCCGGAACGCGAGGTCGTTGATCGACCCGCCGCCGATCCGGCTGTAGGCGAACCATCCCCTTTGTCCGGTTGGTCTGTTATTAGTGATATCGAACAGTGTGGGCACCAATTCGACACTCATACCACCTCTGCGTGCTATGAGGTAGTTTGAGAAGTCCCCGACCACCGCGACGCCAATCGTGGCGGTCGCGACGGTGGTGTTGTCGGGCATGTACGGCGACTCGTAGACGCCGCGGCGGAACAGGCTGTCCGCCCACGCCTCCGGCAGGTTCACCGTGTACGCGTGGTACACGTTCGCCGTGCCGAACTGCCGGACGGCGTCGTTCGTCGCCACGCTCATCAGCCACGACGCCTTGGTGCGGAAACGCTGCGGCAGCGCCTGCCACACCTTGTACGGGTCCGCCGCGCCGATCGTCCCGGCGGTGGTCTGGGTGACCCGGACGTTGGTGTTGGCGCTCAGGGCGGTGAGGATGCCGGTCGGCTCGTTCGACCCGGACCCGCGGGTCAGCTTGTCGACCAGCAGCTCGTCGTACCCGGCGGCCAGCAGGGTCGACATCTCGTCCGCGAACCCCGGGTAGTCCTGCTGCACCTCGATGGAGAACGGCAGGAAGCCGCGGGCCATGAACACGGTGACGGTCGGCTGCGCCAGCACCGGCGAGTTGTCCGTCGTCGCGGCGCCTTCAGCCTGGAACGCCCACGTCACGCCGGCGGACGACACGCCCTTCCACGCGTTGGTGTTGACGTCGACCTGCTTGGCCAGTTCCAGGAACGGGTTGGCCGACCCCTGCGCGGTCATGATGATCGACGGGTCGATGAACACCGGGATGCCGAACCCGCCGCCGGTCGTGGAGCCTTCGGACAGGGCCCGGTACTCGCCGTACGCCCGGACCGCGGTCCGCTCGTCGTCAGACAGCATCGCGGCGGCGTTCGGGTCGGTGACCAGCTTCTGCCACGCCGACCGGTAGGCGTCGTTCTCAGTGACGATGATCCGCCGGGCGATGTTGGTGGACTTGCGGATCTGCCTGTTCACCTCGTCGACCTGGTCGGTGCGCAGATGTGCGGTGGCGGACTTGTCGTCCAGGACCCGCAGGGCCCGGTCGCGGGCCTCGGGGATGGACATGCGGCGGACGGCACCAAACGGGTCATCGGCACCGTCGAACGCGGCCTGGGTGATGGCCGCCTGCACGGCCTTGGGGCGGCGGCGGAACACGTCCTGGATGGCGCGGTCTTCCTCGATGCGGGCGATGGCCAGGTCGCGGAGCTTCAGCCCGTACGCGAACGCCTTCTGCTCCGCGGCGCTCTTGTCCCGCAGCTCGCCGTTCTCGTCCTGGTGGATGTCCCGCAGGTGTGCGTCCAGGACGGTGACAAACGTTTCCAGCTCGGCGGGGGTCTTGCCGCGCAGCTCGTCGGGGTAGCCCTTGAGGGCGGTGAGGGCGTCGGGGTCCTTGTCCCGCAGTTCGGGCAGGATCTCCAGGGTGCCAGTGCGGTCGTCTGTCGTGGTCATCAGATTCGTACTCCTTCGATGCCGCGCAGGGCGAGGGCCTCGCCGTCGCGGCGGAAACGGTCGGACAGGGATTGCGGCGGGCGCTGTCCTGCGCCGCCTGCCCGGCCTGTCGCCGCCCCGGCACCCGCCGCAGGCCGCCCGATGACCGGAAGCTTGTCGAGCAGGGACCGCACGCTGGCGGTCGTCGGCTCATAGGCCGGGAACACCACCGGCCCGAGCTCGGGGACGCTGATGCTGGTGAGGGTGCGCAGGGCCACGTCGCCGGCACGGTCCATCCACATCTCGCCGCCGTCCTCGTCGACGGTGAACCGGAAGCTCATCCCGTCGATCGCCTGCTCTCGGACCGCGTCCCGGACCGGCTGGATCAGCCAGTTGTCCGTCAGCCGCCCCGAGATGAACACGCCGTGGCTGTCCGGCTCCGCGCGGGTGATCTTCCCCAGCGGCATCGTGCCGATCAGCGGGTGGCGGCCGTGCTCGAACATGAGCTTCGGGAACCCGGCGGCGAGGGTCCGGTCGAACGCCGTCGGCGCGATCTGCTCATCGAAGTCCTCAGTCTGCCCGGCGATCCGCGTGGGCGTGTTGAACACCGCCGCGTACCCCTCAAAGGTGAGCCCGTCGCCGTTGGCCCCGATATCCCCCAGCTCAAACGGGACGGTACGGATCTCCCCGGCGAGGGGCGCGCTGTTGCCGTCGGCGTCTGTGTCGCTGACCGTGTGCCCGTGCTTCGCCATGGCCGCCTTGATCCGTCCCTTGATCGCCGACAGTTGCGCCGCGGTGTACTGGCCCGCATTGGCCTTCTGGTTGATGTACGACCAGGCGGCCATCACTTTGCCCGGGGACAGCGGGTACCGCTTGACACCCGGCTTCCCGGACTTGCTGGCCTGGTTCCCGTCCGCGTCGAGGTAACCGGGGTCGGCGTACGGGACATCGCCGTAAGGCTTCTTCGCGGCCCTGTCCATGCCCGGCCTCCCATCGGATTTCATCTCCGCGGCATGCTGCGCCGGCCATATCCCCAGCGCGTCGTGATGGGCTTTCGCGCAGTAGCCCTCGGGGTCACGGATGTACTTCCCGGGGCGCCCCACGCGATCTTCGCCGCGCCCTCGCCGTGCACCCAGTACTCGTGCAGCTTCTCGGTGCCGGACGGGTTCGTGACCTCACCGAGCGCCATCACTGTCCCTCCGTTGCCGGGGCCGCGGCTGCGGGGGGCGGCGGCTCCTGGTGCCCAGCGCCCGGGAACCCGAGCGGGACGCCCGGCTCCGCGCCTGCCGTCACCGGGTTCAGCACCAGGTACCGGCTGGTCAGCGGCCCCGGCTCCAGCAGCGACATGTCCTGCTTCGCCGCCGCGTCCCGCGCCGAGTCCGTCGTGTACCCGGCGCGGACCAGCAGCTCCGCCGCCAGGGCCTCCAGCTGGATCGTCTGCGCCTTCTGCAGCTCGGTGCGCGGCGGCTGCAACTGCACCGACACCAGGCCCGTGTGCACCAGTTGCGTCATGTCCTGCGTGGTGACCGCGGTGATCGCCGACTCGGGGGAGAACCCGTCCTTGACCAGGGTGGTGATCGTGGCGGCCTGTACCTGCTGAATGTCCGCCGCGTCCTTGGCGTCCTCGCGCAGGATCGGCATGTCCGCGACGTCGAACCACAGTTCCGCCGCCGCAGGGACGCTCACCAAAGGGGCCAGGGTGGACGCCAGGTCCTGCAAGGTCGGGAAGATCCACGAGTCGCCGAACATCCGCCGCGACGCCGCGAAGTTCCCCGCGTTCAGGCTGGAGCCCTGCAGGCCCTCACCGATGCCCAGCAATGGCGCCGGCACCCGGGACAGGAAACTGATCCGGGTCTCCCCGCCGGCCTGCACCGCCCGGAAGTCGATCTCCGCCAGGTTCGACCCGACCACCGTCGCATCCGCGCCCGCCGTCAAGTAAAGCGTCTTGTACGCGTTCGCGGCGCCGGTGTGCCCGTCCTCGATCATGTCGACGATCTCGTCGAACTGGTCCTTGGTGACCGCCGGGATGCCCTTGACCACCAGGTTCGGCGTCGCCCCGTTGGAGAAGTAGGTCACCTTGTGCTGGGCGGCGAGCATGTCGCCCTGGATCTCCCGGACCGCCGGGGTGATCCACGACATGCCCAGGCCGGCGTTCTCCGGGTCCGGCAGCGGATACCAGTGCGCCACCGACTGCGGCGGCAGCGTCCACAGCTGGTTCTGGTTCCCTGGGTAGATGCCGCCGTTCTGGTAGACGTACCCGATGATCTCCGCGTCCAGGGCACCCGTCGGGTCGTCCGGCTCGGCCTGCGACCCGTAGACAACCGCAGTCCAGTCCGGGCGGATCACCCGCAGCCGGCTGTTCTGCTGCCAGTTCGTCACAAACGAGTTCCCCGCCAAACCGGCGTGCCACTCCATCTTCCGGATCAGGTCACCGGTCGTCCCGTTCGGCCACGGCTGCTCCAGCAGGGCCAGGCCGGGGGTGCCGAACATGCGCCGCGGCGTCTTCGCCCACGGCCGCGCCCGGTAGGTGAACCGCGCCTGCGACAGGATCAGCGCCCGGACCAGCTCCGCCGCGAACGCCGGCGGGCAGCCCTTCACCGCCGCCGAGTGCCCCGGCAGGTCCGAGGTGAACTCCCGGGCCTTGTTCGCCCCGTAGGAGAACTGCGGGCCGCCGCCGAACCCGTACACGTGCCCGTTGTAGGCGAACTGGTTCACCATCCCGCTGGGGAGCAGGTACTCGGAGAGCCACTGGTCAATACCGCTGCGCTGCTCACCGGCGCGGCCCCTGGCGCGGGCGTTCACACGGTCCAGGACGCCCATGCACTGGCCTCCCTAGACCGGTTAAGGTGCTCCCGCACGCTGGCTGTCCCTGGCGGAAACCCACCCCTCGGCGACCGCGCTGCCGCACCACGCCACCACGAACCACGCCACCGCCAGCGCCTTGAATGCGGCCCAGCCGAGGCCGAACAGGACCGCGGCGATCACCGTCAGCGCCGCGCGGCCGGGGTGCGCGCCGCGGGCCCGCTGCTCGATGCGGTCCAGGGGGACGCGCTCAGCGACAGTGGTCATTACCGCCAGCTCCCGAAGAATTGCGCCGGATTGACGCCGTGCGTCATGAACCCGTGCCGGGCCAGGGTGATCGCCTCGATCGGGCTGGGGTCGGCCGTAGCGCCGCGCCATGACCACGCCCACGCGTCGGCCAGTGCCCGGGTCTTCGCACCCGCCGCCGCCAAGTCTGCCGGCTCCTGGCCCAGGTGCCGCCACCGGCCGTTGCTCACGTCGGCGGCCAGGGCACCGCACGCCTGCGCGTACTCCCGCATCCCCGTCATCTGCAGGCGCCACCGCTTCCCCGGCGGCAAGTCCTTCCCCGGCGCCACGACAGCGAAGCCGCGCTCGACCAGCTCCTTGCCGAACGCGCCCGCCGCGCCCGCCGGGTTCATCGCCAGCACGCACGGGTCATGCCGGTCCGCCAGCTCGCACAGGCGCCCGACCAGTCCCGCGGTGCCCTGGTGCGGCGGCTCCG